GGTCTGATGATCCGGATAATCTCACCAGCGCATGCCGGACGTGCAATATACGCAAGAAAGATGGCAATGTGGGCGTTTTTTTAGCACAATCGTCTACCCCCCCTGTCTTTAGTGACCGTCTCTCTCCAAAACGGTCCAAACCGGTGCAAAACGGACATACTCAATCCAAGATATTGGCAGATTCACCCTTTACGCTCGGAAGCAGTCCAGATCAGTCGGGGGCTAACTGAGAATGGCCAAGATCAGAGGCAAGACCACCCCTAGGCTGGAAACCCCTAAGCGCAAGGGCAAGTCCAAGGGCAAAGAGTTTGCCGAGTGGGTTGCCAAGTACTCAGACCCGTTGCTGCCGTGGCAGAAGTACGTCTCAGAGCGCATGATGGTCACCAACCGCAAGGGTGAGTACACAATCACCACACAGGGCCTCCTGATCGCTCGCCAGCAAGGCAAGACTCACCTAGCGCGTATGCGCATCCTTTACGAGTTGTTCGCCGAGCCACGCAAGAGCCGGGTGATCGGTCTTTCGTCTAATCGCAACATGGCCATCGACACCTTCCGTCAAGTTGTCTCAGTCATCGAAGCCAACGATGAACTGATGGCCATGGTCAAGCAGATCCGCTATGCGAACGGTCAAGAGTCGGTCACCTTGCTCGATGGCAGTATGTATGAGATCGCAGCCGCTACCCGAGACGGTGTCCGAGGCAAGACTGCCCATCTGGTCTTTGTGGACGAGTTGCGCGAGATCACCCGGGAAGCATGGGCAGCCATCCGGCCTACCACCACAGCCACTAACGGTGTCTTGCTGACGTGCAGTAACGCTGGCGATGCTTTCAGCGATGTACTCAACACGCTACGCGAGACGGCCCTGAGTTACCCTCCAAAGTCTTTAGGCTGGTGGGAGTACTCGGCTGAGCCATTCTGCAAACTCGATGACGTGAATCAGATCCTCCAAGCGAACCCGGCTATTGGCTACACGACCAAACTAGAGACCATTCAGGAGTACATCAAGACCGCTAAGGCCGAGGATGCCCGGACGGAGCATCTGTGCCTGTGGGTCGATGCCATCTCAAGCCCTTGGCCCTATATGGCCTTTGAGAATCTCACGGTGCAGGATCTCCAACTGAACCCCGGGGCTTTGACCATCTTTGGCATAGATACGGCCGTGACCAAGAAAAAAGCCAGCCTTGTAGCTGCCCAGTTGATGCCAGACGGCAAGATCGGCGTAGGCATCATGCAGCAATGGGAGTCAGACGTTGCTATCGATGAACTCAAGGTCGCGGCCGACATCAAGGCTTGGTGGGATAGATACCGGCCCCGGATGCTGTGCTACGATAAGTACGCAACCGCCAGTATCGCCTCTCGGCTAGAACAATCTGGTTGTAAGGTTGTCGATATGTCGGGCCAGATCTTCTACACAGCGTGTAGCGATCTGCTCGACAGCATCGTGAACAATCGAATAGTCCACTCTGGCCAGACTGAGTTGGTCTCGTCAATGAATAATTGCGGAGCAAAGATCAACGATGCAGGCTGGCGCATTGTGCGCCGTAGATCCGCAGGGGATGTATCTGCTGCGATAGGTCTGGCCATGGTGGTACACCAGTTGCTGAAACCGGTGTCGAAACCGGCTATCTTTGCCTGAAATGTCCTAATTGTGTGGTATCCTTTAGGTCATGGCATTCTGGGATCGCTTCCTCATTCAAGCACCTAAGGTACAAAGCGAGGTCAAGGCTCAGTATGCCCCTGCCATCATGACTGATGGCTTTGGGTATTTCAGTCCGGCTTTACTTCCAAAAGTTGAACGCGATATTGCTATCTCGTTGCCTGCAATCATCCGTTGCCGAAATCTCATCGCTGGAACGATTGCAAGCATCCCATTGCATCTGTATCGCAAATCAACCGATGAGCGCATTGGCTCGCCCAAGTGGCTAGACCAACCTGCACTTGCACAGCCACGATCTGTAACGCTCGCGTGGACTGTGGACTCGCTTGTATTCTACGGAGTTGCATATTGGCGCGTTACTGAAGTCTTCGAGGATGACGGCCGTCCGGCTCGCTTTGAGTGGATTGCACCAACTCGCGTATCTTTCCTAACTGACCAAGACAATCATTATGTAATCCAGTATTCCGTTGATGGCAAGACGGTGCCAATGTCCGGACTTGGATCACTTATCACATTCCAAGGATTGAGCGAAGGCATCCTGAGCACCGGCGCAACAATCATCCAGCAGGCATACCGAGTGCAACGCGCTGCTTACGATGCAGCTACTAGCCCAACTCCGACCGGCATTATCAAGAACACCGGGGCAGACCTTAGCGAAAATGAAGTCGCAGCATTACTCGCGCAATGGAAGTCTGCACGTCAGCGTGGAACTACTGCGTATCTCACCAGCACCCTCGATTATCAGCCTTCACAATTTAGCCCTAAGGACATGGGCTATGTTGATCTTATTCAGAATCTCACGACCCAGATTGCCCGGCTTTGCAACATCCCGGCTTACTATCTCTCGGCTGATGAGAACAACTCGATGACCTACGCCAATGTCCAAGACGAGCGCAAGCAACTCATCAGCCTTGCTTTACAGCCATACATCACGGCTATCGAGACACGTCTGAGCATGGACGATATGACCAACAGCCAGAACTATGTCCGGTTTGCCATTGACGATACTTTCCTCCGAGCAGACACAATGACCCGACTCATGGCAATTGAGAAGATGATCGCTTTGGGCCTTATCACCGTTGAGCAAGCGCAAGAGATGGAAGACCTATCACCGAACGGAACAGCATGAAACTAACCTTCACAGCAACCGACATACAGGCCGATGAGGGCCGCCGCATTATTTCCGGCAAGATTCTGCCGTTCAACAATGAGATTGGCTACACCAACGTTGGCCGGGTCAAGTTTCGCTCTGGCTCTGTGCAATGGGATGATGCCAAAAAAGTCAAGTTTCTGCTAGAGCATGATGCAAAGAAGCCGTTGGGCCGCGCCCAGTCCATTATGGCCGAGGACGATGCCCTTTATGCGACCTTCAAGGTCTCTGCCACCAGCCGTGGCAATGATGCGCTGATTGAGGCATCTGAAGATCTTCGCTCTGGTCTTTCCGTAGGTGTCGAAGTACTCGACAGCAAGCAAGTTGGCAACACGCTTGAAATTATCAGCGCACGACTTGAAGAAGTTTCTCTCGTATCGAATCCGGCATTCAAGTCGGCTGAGGTGCTAGAGGTAGCAGCATCCGAGGCAGAAGCCGAGGAAGCATCACCAACAAACAATGAAAGCGAGGCACTCGTGGAGAACACCACTCCTGAGACCGTTGCGCCTGAGGCAGTCGAAACTCCAGTAGAGGCCTCACGTCCAACTGTAACCGCGATGGCTTATGCAAAGCCACGCATTGAAGTATCACCAGCCAAGTATCTTGAGAACAAGATTCAGGCTGCACTCGGCTCGGAGGATGCACGTCAGTACATCCTTGCTGCTGATTCATCCGACAACACCGGCATGGTCCCAACCCGGCAACTCGCCGAGGTTGTGAACGCGCTCTCAACAACGATTCGTCCATCGATCGATGCAATCAGCCGTGGCACATTGCCAGACGCAGGCCTCACCTTCGAGATTCCACGCGTTACTCAGGCTCCAACCGTTGCAATCGAGCCAGAGAACGATGCATTCTCCAACACCGATCTTGAGTCCAACTTCATCTCGGTCAGCATCCAAAAGTTCGCAGGCCAGCAGAAGTTCTCCGTTGAGTTGCTTACACGCACCAGCCCAGTCTTCTTTGATGAACTCCTTCGTGCTATGGCTGCTGCCAAGGCAAAGGCTGAGAACGCATACGTCAATGGCGTACTCATCTCCAACGCAAGCCTTGATAGCACAACTGTTGCAGCGTACCCAACCGCTGCTGAGTTGCTCGGAATCGTTGCTCGTGGATCTGCATCCGTGTATGGCGCGACTGCAGGTCTCGGAAACCCATTCGCACGCAACATGGTTGTATCCACCGGCCAATGGTCAAACATCATGGGTCTCAACGATGCAGGCCGTCCAATCTACAACGCATCACAGCCACAGAACGCAGGCGGCGTAGTTACTCCGACTTCTCTTCTTGGCAACGTTGCAGGACTCAACCTCTATGTTGATCCGACAAACGCTGGCGATGGCGATGGCACAATCTTGGTCATCAACCCAGATGCTTACACATGGTACGAAAGCCCAACCTACCAACTCCGCGCAGAGGCAACTTCTGACGGATCGGTAACTGTTGGCTTGTACTCCTTCGGCGCAGTCGCAATTAAGGTCGCTGCCGGAGCGTTCAAGAACAACAAGCAATAGTCGCTTGATTGATCGTCACCCCGGGTTCGAGGCTCGGCCCGGGGTGACCCAAACACAGAGAGGATAGAGATGCCAGCCACATACGTTACCGTTGCTGAATTGCGCACCAACCTTGGCATTGGCACTCTCTATGCAGATGCAGTAGTTGAGGAAGTCTGCCAGTCAGCCGAGAACCTACTCAAAGAGAAATTGTGGTTCAACGAGCAGACCATCTACGCAATCTCAGCCTCAGGCACAACCGGCCGGGTCTATATCGCAGACAACCGACAGCAGTTCGTGGTTGGCGATGTTGTGACTATTGAGAACGTGCGCCAGCATTACAACGGCAGCAAGACAATCACCAAAATCTATAACAATGGTGAACACTATTTAGAATTTGTCAATGCTCAGATCACAACGCGTGACTATCACATTATTGCGCCTTATGGCCGAGTCTTTGGATCTACCAGCATCGATTACGCCACCCTGCCACAAGTCCGTGAAGCTGCCATGATGATTGCAGTCGATATATGGCAAGCCCGGCAGATGTCGGCCACCGGTGGTATAAGTCCAGATTTCCAGCCTTCACCCTATCGCATGGGCAATACCCTTATGGCCAGAGTCCGTGGACTCATCGCTGATTATCTTCACCCCGGCGGGCTTGTAGGATGAGCGCGATCACAACCCTACGAGGAACGCTAGCAACCGCACTAGCAAGCGCATCGGTGTGGTCTGTGTTTTCCTTTCCTCCGGCCACACCGATTGCCAACTCATGCGTAATCAGCCCGG